CGAGGTGGAGCTGACCGATATCAATGGCGATGGTCTTTCGGATCAGGAAGTTGATTCCTCGGCTATCATGACCGAGATCAAGCGTCGCGTCAAGGTCAACTTCCGCGGTCGTCGTCGTGTGAAAATGCAGTGCCTGCCAGGCTTCAAGTACAACCCAGACATGAAGGTCTGTGAGAAGATCACTGGCGCCGAGGTTGCCCAGAATCGCGTCTCCCACCGTCGAGCAGTACGTACTCGCCGCGCAAAGGGCAACGGGTATAAGGTACGCGTGGCACGCAAGGCCAGGAAGGCGAAGCGCTTCCGTAAGTCGATGGGGCTCCACGAATGAAATCATTTGTAGAATTCTTGAATGACAGGGAAGTCGTTCAAGAGGAATTCACAGAGAAGGACGATCGAGTAATTGATAGCCTGGCTGAAAAGCTGAAGAAAGCTACAGCTGGCTCGCTCGACTTCTACAAGACGCTGCGCGAGATCTTGGATCATTGCGCTTACGCTGAAGAGGACAAGGCCGTCAAGGCTGAACTCGACAAAGCATACAACGCTATCCGCAACGTCATCGCAAAGGTGTAACAATGGAAATTCTATGCGAACGTCTTGAAGACGTAATCAACGAAGTCCTGGTCGAAGAAGTCAACGGGAAGAAGGTGAAGAACTACTTCCTGGAAGGCGTCTGCATCCAGGCCGAAGTCCCGAACCGCAACAATCGTGTCTATCCGAAGGGTGTTGTCAAGCCCGTCATCGACAAGTACATCACCGAGATGCTCGACCGCCACATGGCCGTCGGGCACCTCAACCACCCAGGTGAAGGTGAAGACCCACGCAACAATCCGAAGGAAATCTCTCACAAGTTCGAGAAGCTGACCGAGGACGGAAACAACTGGATCGGTCGCGCTCGCGTGACCACAGGTACTCCGAACGGTGCAGTGGTTGCTGGCCTCATGGAAGCTGGTGTTGGTATGGGCATCTCGACCCGAGGCGTGGGCAAGACCAAGTCTTTCAACTCGAAGGGTAAGGAGCTGAAGGTCGTCCAGGCCTTCCACCTGATCAGTCCGGGCGACATCGTGATGGATCCGTCCGCACCTGATGCATACTTGACTGCTCTGATGGAGAACAAGGAATGGGTCTGGGAGAACGGCGTCCTTGTGGAACATGAAAAAGAAATCAAGGCAGAGGTAAATACTCTGGCGAAAAACGGGAAGTTGAACGAAAGTATGGTTCAGCTGTTCCAACATCTGATCAAGCTGAATTCAGGAGTCAAGTAATGAGCAAGCTACAAGAGTTCCTTGCGGAACATAACATCGAGATTTCTGAGGAGACTGCCCAGAAGATCAACGAGATGCTGTCCGCTTACGGCGAACATATTCTCGAAGAAGCCAATGAGGCGCACGAAGACGAGATCTCTGTTCTGAAGGAGGCTGCAAACGCCTACGGTCAGGAGATCCTGGGTACCGTTCAAGAGTACGCAAACTATGCTGCGCAGGAGTTCATCAACGAGAACCGCGAGAAGCTGGTTAAGTCTGAGGACTATGCGCGCATGCAGTCGGCGTTCAACACCATTCTCGAAGCCTTCGAACAGAATGGCTTCACGGTCAACAAGAACGCAGCAGTCGACGAGGCAACGCGCAAGCTCAATGAACGCTCGAAGGCATTCGACAGTCTGTTCGAAGAGACCAAGACTGTCAAGTCCGATCTCGAAGACGCTCAGCGGAAGATCATCTTCCTCGAGCAAACTCGTGAACTGACTGACACACAGATCGAAGCGACGAAGGAACTGCTCGATGCTGTCTCGTTCGACACTCAGGAAGAGTACGAAACGGGCCTGGGTCTGATTCTCGAGACTGTCACTCGTTCTGATGACAACGGTGATGGCGGTATCGACACCGGAGCTGCAGAGGTAATCACTGAGGTGAAGGCAGCCGATACGGCTGAGGTAATCACGGAGAAGGTCGTGAATCCAGAGGTTGCGAAGACCATGGCATTCCTCGGCCGACTGAACAACGGAAACAACCGCTACTAATCGCCAACAGAAAACTACATTCATTAAATAGAGATGAATGTATTTCAAACTTTGAGATTCAAGGAGAAAACGATGTCTCAAGAACACAACCAGACCCTCCTAGAGAAGTGGGAGCCGGTCCTCAGCGACGTGGACTCGGGTGAAATTGCCGATCCATATCGCAAGCGCGTCACGGCACGCCTGCTGGAGAACACTCAGGAGTTCCTGGCCGAGGCATCCAACCTCACCTCTGGCATCCAGAACTATGACCCTGTGGTCATCTCCATGGTCCGCCGCATGGCACCGAAGCTGATCACGTATGACATCATGGGCGTACAGCCCCTGAGCGCTCCAACTGGTCTGGCGTTCGCCCTGCGCGCACACCGTGCACAGACTCCACCGAACACCGGCCCACAGGCAGGTGCAGAAATCCTGGGCCTCAACGAGGCTGACTCGGCGTACGCAGGTACTGGTACTCACGAATCGATCACCACTTCGAACTTCCTGACAGGCTTCACCACTGGTGACGGCAAGGTAACTGCGGCAGGTGAAACTGACGCGTGGAACTCGGTCGGTGTGTCCATCGCGAAGACCTCCGTTGCGGCGAAGACCTACCAGCTGCGTGCGGACTACTCGCTCGAAATCGCACAGGACATGCGCAAGGTGCATAACCTGGACGCGGAAGCTGAGCTGGTCAACATCCTGTCGACCGAGCTGATCGCGGAACTCAACCGCGTTGCTGTTCGTACCGTTTACTCCGCCGCTAAGGTCGGTGCCCAGTTTGCTTCCTCGCCTGGTACTTTCGACCTCAACGCAGACGCCGACGGTCGTTGGGCAGCTGAGCGTTTCAAGGGTCTGCTGTTCGCCCTGGAGCGTGACGCGAACCGCGTTGCAATCGAGTCCCGCCGTGGTAAGGCGAACATCCTGATCTGCTCTTCGGACGTTGCTTCGGCACTGGCGATGGCAGGCATGATGGACTACGCACCAGCTCTGCAGGCTGGCCAGAACCTGGAGATCGACGCTACTGGCGCGACCTACGCAGGTACTTGCGGCCGCTTCAAGGTGTTCATCGATCCGTACCTGACGGTCGATGCTTACGTGGTTGGTTACAAGGGCGCGTCCGCATACGACGCTGGTCTCTTCTACCACCCATACATCCCACTGGAGCTGCACCGCGCGACCGATCCAACCAACTTCCACCCAGCCCTGGGCTTCAAGACTCGTTGCGCATTCTCGGAGAACCCATTCGTGGGCGACAACTCCAACATCCGTGATGCGACCAACTACTACTACCGGAAGGCCTTGGTCAGTAATCTTATGTGAGAAACATAATAGAGAAAGGGTTGACAAGACCCTTTCTTTATGACATAATGAACATATAGGAGCTTGAAATCATGACAATTCACAATAATAGACCGTATACTTATCTGATCGGGTGGCGCACCCATGACATATGGTACTACGGCTCGCGCCACGCGAATACATGCGGTGCCGCTTCTGATCTATGGAAGGAATATTTCACATCTTCCAAGTATGTGGAAGAGGCTCGTTCCCTTCACGGTGAACCGGATGTAATCAGAGTGCACCGTGAATTCAACTCATCCGAGGATGCACACTCTTACGAATATCGTTTTCTCAAACGGGTGAACGCAAAGTCTAGTTCGAGATGGCTCAACCAAACCATCATGGGTGCTCCAATGGGCGGTACCCCTAATCAGGTCGCTTGGGCAAAGAAGCCGAAAAGTTTGGAGACACGTGAGAAGATGCGGCAAGCCGCCTTGAAGCGTTGGGCGAATGATGATGTGAATCGCGAGCGCGCCTCGAAGGTATTCAAAACAGATAACCCGAACTCCGGAGGGAAAGTCCACAAGGGGAGAGTACGTTCAGAAATTCAGCGCCAGAACATTGCAAGTGGTCAGATTCGGAGATATGATCGAATCGGACGTAAAGCGAAGACCATCAGGGATTTGGTCCCTCGCGAGGTCATCAATGCGAGGATATCTGAATCGTTGAAATCTCACCAACGCACAGATGAACACAAAGCCAACATCGCTCGTTCATATAACAATTCGGAAGAGGCTCGGGCGAATCGCAAGGCCGCCCAACAAGCTCGTAGGCGTAGAGAACAGGAGAAGAAACGAGGTCTTTCCTAAGACCCTTGTGCACATTGGCTCTCGTGAAGTGCTTAGAGTAGCCCTTCGTTGAAGTTTCCTCAATAAAATCAATGACTTACTATTTCTAGCTCCAAATCTGTGAAAGGATGAGGGTCTAGACCCACAAACACTTACAGAAATCACAGACGGCGCCATACAGTTTCGGGATTGACTTGATTTCGTGGTTGTAACCTTATAGAATACATGAAGTTCTAGTCTATAAGGGTACTGCTTATGTCTATTGTCTCTCAAGTTCAAACCTATATCGAAGATTCGTTTCGACCCATGATCGAAGTGGTTCTCAAAATCTCTCTCGAATATATTCAAGATACGTCGGCTCAAATGGGCGAGGAAGAATTGATCCGTTTGATTGGTACTGACGTACTAAACGCAATCAGGTCGCGGCCATGAAAGATCACGAAGTGCGACCTTGGGGTGAATTCGAAACTCTCGCTGAGGGTGACGACTTCAAGGTGAAGAAACTCACTGTCAGTCCAGGCGGGATTCTCAGCCTCCAATCACATAAGCACAGAGAAGAGACCTGGGTTGTCATCCAGGGCGAAGCTAAGGTCACTGTGGGTGACCGAACGGCGCACCTGTCGCCTGGCTCCCGAGTGGCTATCGAGATCGGAGAAATTCATCGCTTGGAGAACAGTGGTGAAGAAACGCTCATCGTCATCGAAGTCCAGTACGGTGCGTACCTGGGTGAGGATGACATCATTCGGTATGAAGACAACTACGGACGTTCATAATGAAACAGATTCCACGAATCATCGCAATAGCTGGCCCAGCGGGGTCGGGCAAAGATACGGTGGCAAACTTCATCCACGACGTAAACAGCAAGTACCTCAAGTACCGCTTCGCAGACCCAATCAAGTGCACAATCAAGGAACTGTTCGGCTTCACCGAAGAACAGATCGAGGGTCGAGAGAGCAAAGAGCTAGACGATCCGTTCTGGGGATTCTCGCCGCGACTCGCCATGCAGCGATTCGGTACCGAATTCGGACGCGACCTGAAAGACGACATCTGGCTCAAGTTCGCTGACCGAGCTCTGGCACTCAACGGCCACCTAGTCATCAGCGACTGCCGCTTCGAGAACGAGGCGAAGTGGGTTCGAGACAATGGTGGAGTGGTGATCCAACTCTTCCCGACACCAAGCGCCGACCATCGGCCAGTAGTGCCGCATCGATCGGAAGGTGGAATTCAGATCCATGATGAGACGATCTACGTGTTCAATGATCTGAAGGATCGTGAACTACTCGAGACCATCATTTTCTATCACCTGAAGAAGCTCGGCGTCGTTTGACGCGGTAAATACTTCGGAGATTCACTCTGAGGTATGACTTATGGCAACTCGCAAAATCAACAAGCTGATCATTCACTGCTCAGCGACCCCAGCCGATATGGACATTGGCGCTAAGACAATTCGTAAGTGGCACGTCGAAGGAAACGGCTGGTCCGACATTGGTTACCACTGGGTTATCCGCCGTGATGGCACCATCGAGAAGGGACGCGACGAATCGATCAAGGGCGCACACTGTGCCGCGAAGAACGGCAACGTAGCGTCCATCGGCATCTGCATGGTCGGCGGCGTCAAGCGTTCCGGCTCGAAGCTGCTCACCGAGAACAACTTCACTCCAGCTCAGTGGACGGCGCTCGAAGCCAAGGTACGTGAGTTGATGAAGAAATATCCGATCGACACACTCCTTGGTCACCGCGACCTTGAGCCGGGTAAGGACTGTCCGTCGTTTAGTGTCCGCGACTGGGCGACTCGTGAAGATCTGATCCAACTAACCTGGAGGTAAGATGAAGACTTTTGAAGAATTCCTGAATGAGGGAGTCGAACTCGAACATGGGGTCACTCTCCACAAAGACAAATCCTATAACCACACGTTCAGTCATAATGGTGAAATGAAGAAGGGCGTCAAGCATGATGTCCACTTCAACGGTGAGAAAATTGGGCACATGACGACATACAGTCATGGTCATCATAAGAAGCTCAGTAGCAACTCCAGACTGATTGGGTCGACCACCTACAAGATCCATCACACGACTACCTACACTCACCCTGAAGGCAAGAAGAAAGAGTTCGTCCGCAGCGATAGTGGATCTTCGAAAGAATATCTGGCTAATGTGATGGCGCATACTCACCAGCGAATTATGAACAAGAGTTGATATGGCTAAGATGAATCGCAATCAAGCCTTGAGCACTAGCTTCAGGCTTGACATCCCGGGCTTTGATGAGGTCAACTATTTCGTTCAGACTGTCGAACTCCCGTCCATCACAGCGATGGGGGTCGATACTCCATACCAGCAGTATGGCCTGAACGTGCCGTCGAACCGCATCGACTATGAGCCGATCGACATCGGCTTCCTGATCGACGAAGACTACAAGAACTATGACCAGATTCGCCTTTGGATGCACGCAATCCAGATGACCGAACCTGTACTGACTCAATTGAAGGACTGCACACTGCACATCCTGTCCTCGAACAAGGGCGGCGTTGCAGCGGTGAAGTTCATCGGTTGCTACCCAACCATGCTGTCTGCTATCCCGTTCGAATCGAGCGTGGTCGATCCAACACCGATCGTCTGCACCATGACAATGAGGTATCAGCTCTTTGACTTTGTAAGGTGATGAATGAAACTGGCTGACATCGAGCAAGAGATTCAGCAAGATAGTAAGATAGATCATGCGGACTTGGACCGGGAGTCGTTGAAGATTCCGATTCTACACGCTAAGTACTACCGCATTTTCATGGACGAAATCAAGATCCTCAAAGGACTTGAGCGCGAGTTCCGTGTCCTCAAGCTGGAGAGGATCCAGTACTACACAGGCAAGGCGGACGAAGAGGTCTACAAGGCTGCACCTCTCGACTTGAAAGTTCTCAAGACGGAGGTTGACCTCTATCTCGACGCTGACCCTGATCTCTCGCAGAAGCGAATGAATCTTGAGTTCCAACAGGCAAAGGTAAACATGCTGGAGAGCTTCATCAAGAATCTGAGCTTCCGCAACAACACGATCAAGAACGCGAT